TGCCGACGGGTGTGGCAGTTCCCGCAGACAAGGAATCCTTCCTCATCGTAGTAGTCGCCGTTCTCCGGCTGGCCAGCCACCTGCGCCTGCCGAACAACACCCTGCAACAGGCCCGGAATCCCATCGAACTCACCCACTCTGCTCACCCCACTCTCTGAACGGATTGTCTTCATCCGGGGCTGCCTCCCTCATGCTCTGCTGGAGCAGCCCCGGTTTCTTTTCCTTCACACGGTCAACCACCCAGCTCAAAATGGCCCGGTAGTCATCCTTGTACTTCTTGCCCTTCGACCCCTTGTAGAGATCGAGTTCTACGATGCAGGCATCCGTAAAGGCTTTGCCATACATCTCCACGAGCCGGTCGTGGTTTGCCTCACTCATCTTCACGAACTCAGCATAGGACTTTTTATCGACTTTCGGCTTGGCAGGCTCTTTGGCTTCCGGCTCCGCCATACTCATCTGCTCCGGCTCTGCGGGCTTTGGCTGAGGTGTAGGCTTGGCAGCGTTCCTCTCCAGTTGCCGAGCTTTCCGCTTACGTTCAGCATCGAGCTTGCGGTTTTTCTGGAGCTTGTACCACTGTTCCTGCCATGTGTCCCAGTCGTGGATGTAAAAGCCATCAGCGGCCATGTCAATCCAGCCGGTGTCCACAAGGGCCTGAACCACTTTGCCCATGTCGAGCTGGCAGTCCTCGCCGCAGCCGTACAGGTATCGGCTCAGGACTTCGAGATCGGCATCCTTGACCAGCCCGGTCTCATCGGCGTTCTTCATGCCCCAGAACCACAGGAAGTTCAGGATGCCGAGGGCTTCAAACTTGGAACACCCGATTGTCCGATACAACCTACGGAGCTTCGTACCGTCCACCTCCTGATGTACACTTATCCACGGCATCCCCTCACCATCCTTTTTGAAACCAGCCTGCCGGTGGTTTTATTCTTCGTCCGCTGCGCTGTTTCTGTTTTTGGCTGCATTTGCGGCATCCTCAGCGGCAATCGCCGCCATGCGTTCTTCCTCGATTTTCTTATGCTCCTCGGTAATTTCGACCAGCCGTTCGACCACCTTGTTGTAGGTGGACATCTTCATGCCGGTCGTTGAGGTCAACCCCATTTCCTCGATGATGGACTTGACCACGGCGTTCCCCTGCTCTTTCCCGAAATTGGCCTGCGCCGCCTTAAAGAGCTGCTGACGCTGTTCCTGCGAGATGACCGGGTCATCTTCTTCCTGTGCAGGCTCCTCCGGCTTCGGGTCATCCAGCTCCCTGTATTCCGCCGGGATAGCGCCGGATGCAATCATCTCATCCTCGGAGTACACGCCCTCATAGTCCTTCGGGAAGGCATCTCTCACGCACTGGCTGACAGCGACCTTGTTGATCATGGTGCCAGGCTTGGATTTCCAGTTTGCCTGCCCCTTGTTGTACTCGGCAAAGGCAACTTCCTTGAATGCAGTGCGTTCCTTGCCGTTCCGCATAAAGGTAACGCGGCACCAGCCGCCAACCAGAGTTTCACCCGGATAGAGGCAGCATCCCTCTTTCTGGATAATCTCGTTCCCACGCTGTACCGTGATGCCGTCGTTCTTGAACAGGTAGTCCGGGTGGTCAAATGCTCTGCGGAGGTAGGCATCCTTGCCAACGACCATCTGCGCCGGGTCATCCTTGCTGTACTTGATGAGGTAGACCTCGCCCTGAACCAGCGGGTTGAGCTTCTGCTGGCGGCAGGGGTTCATAAAGAACACGAGTTCCTGATTGCTTACCAGTTCTGCCCTGCCGCGAACGAGGTACTTCTTCACGAAATCCAAATCCAGCTCAACGTGCGTGCCCAGAACATCGTAGCTGACAACGAGAGCGTTGCTCTCAGCTTTGCTCATAGCAGTAGACATATTCTTTTACCCCCTGAAGCTCATTTTTGCGACCTGACGGTAGGTGATGCCGGGAATTTCGATCTGGCCCTTCGAGGCACGGATGAGGCGCATAACAGCGGCCTGATCGACCGGGCGGAGCTCAATGCCCGCCACCGCCAGCGGGACCGCCTTTGGGTCGATCTCGACGATTTCCCAGTCTTTCGAGGTGCTGACGCCGGAGACCTTCGGGGTGGCTGCGGCAAGCACTACCGCATAGCTTGCAGCATCATCCATGATGGCGGCTTCCTCAAAGGCGGCCTCCGCTCCATCTGCGTCACCAGCGGCTTCCAGCGTAGCCGCTTCCTGAATCTTGCGCTCCCGTTCAGCTTCCGCGGCCCGTCGAGCAGCTTCTTCAGCTTCCCGGCGCTTACGTTCCTGCTCTGCAATGTAGGCGCTCATCACCTGCTTGATCGTCTTCTCGGCGTTGCGCAGCGGGGTCAGCATGGCCTTTTCCCGGTCGCAAACCGCTTTGTGGGCCTGATAGGCGCTGTCTTTCATGGGCTTGAAGAACGTCGTGACCTGCGACGCCTTTTTCTTCAGCATCTTGCCGAACTCACCGGCAAAGGCGTAATCTTCATCGGTCTGGATAACCAGCGACTCCGCCTGAAACTCGATGTCGGTCACATCGCGGGAGAGCTGCTGCTCATCAACGATTTCGGCCTGCGGAACGGTTGCCACCATAGTTTCTTTTTCCATCTGTCGAACCTCCTAAAAATCACTCGTTCATGTAGTTCTTAATTGTCATCAAGGACGAAAACACCGACCAGCACTTCCCACTCCGGGGAAAGCGCACTTCCTGATAGCCCTTCTTGGACAGGTGGAGAATCAGCCGGTCATCGACCTTGATGTCGTGGCTCTCCCATGCCCTGTCATAGGCTTCAAGCTGCACAGCGCAGAGCTTGCTGTTCACCTGTGCCGATGTCTTGTAGTCCACCAGCGTCACCCTTCCGTCGATGATGCACAGCAAATCGACCGTGCCTGCATACCGCAGGATTTTGTGGTAGACCTTGGTTTCGGTCGCCAGAACTTCCGGCTTGCGGCTATCCCACCACTCCCGGAAGCCGGCAAAATACCCGGCATACACCGGCGGAATGTCCTCAATGCCGAACTTGGCGTAGTTCTCCACCGCATTGTGGATGGCCGTGCCGCGCTTTGCGGCCTTGTTCAGAACCTCCGGGTCCACCGTGCTGTAGAAGTCACTGGACAGCGGCTTCATCAGGGTGGTCACGCTGGGTACTTCCAGCCCGTTCAGGTAGTAGAGATGCCGTTCTTCCTCAAATGTCAGTTCCGGGAACTGCGGAATTTCGGGGCATTCGTTGCTCACGTTGCTTTTCTCCCTTCAGGTTGATTGCCAACCGCATATAGTAGTCGGTCAGCTCGGTTTCGTACAGAAGCGGAAGGTAGCTCTCCGGCTGCTCTGCCAGCTCACATTTGCGCCGGGCATACCAGAGAACGCTGGTGGCTACCACATCCGGGATTTTGAATCCCAGCGATGTTTCCGCCGCCTGCCGTGCTTCTGCCAGCTTATCGGCACTCATGCCTTTTCCGCGAGTCTGCGGTGGATTTCCTGAAGCAGCTCATCGGTTGGAATCTTGCTCAAGTCCAGACCGGCCTCAGAGTCCTCAAAGAGGATAGAGGGGGCCTTCAAAGCGGGGCGGATGCCGCCCGAGACGGAGCAGCTGCCGCCGAACCAGTTGCCACCGGAGTCGACGTACAGGGCGTAGCCACCGTCCGACTTGCTGGGACCGCTCCAACCGGTCGCCAGCCAGCACCACCGCTCCGCATTGGGGATGATGTCAGCGTACTCGCGAGCTTCATCCAGCGTAAGCGGCGCAGCCTTCACCGACAGCTTCCCATAGCAGCCGGAACCGTCCAGCGTGGTCAGGTCGATCTCGCGGGGGATGAGCTTGGCGTTGTCGAGACCCCCCTTGTCCATGTCCTCCAACCACTTGTCCACGGCCTTCTTCAGGTCGCTCTCTGCGTAGTTGTTGGAGCTGCCAAATTCAGAAGTACCAACCGATTCCAGCGCCAGCAGGAACAGGCTGTCCGGCAGGCTACCACGACGCTCAACATCCAGCACCACAAATCTGGTTCCGGCCAGCGCAACGATGTCACCCGGCTCGTGCAATACTGCGTACTTTTTCATGTTTCGTTCCACCCTTTCTTACCGGCGATGCAAACACGCCGATATTCAATCCGCCGATTTTCTTCATGGCTTCGTCGAGTTCTCTTGCGGTTGTGATGCCATATTCTTCTGCCAGCAGCTTCTTCAGCGTTTGGATGTCAGCCATCGTCTGTGCCTCCGTTCAGGAGCTTGGAGCCAATGAGCTTCAGCTCCCGCGCCGCCCGAATCAGTCCGTCGAGGTAGTCGAGGATTTCGGTCAGGTCTGCCCACTCATCCTTGGAGATGATGCCATCTGCCGTGATGTCGATGAGCTTTTCCTTGACCTGCTCGATGTCACCCTGCCGGAGCTGCTTCAGCAACTTCATGGTCGTACGCTCTACCGAGGCAATTTCAGGGGACGGCATTTCGAGGCTCTTTCCGATAAGGCATTCCGACGAACAATACCACGCCATCAGCTCCGGTGCATTGTAGATGTCTGCCATCAGCACCACCTTATCCACCGGGATGACCTTCGTATTGCCCAACTCGTAATCCGCAAGGCTCGAAACCGAGATTCCGAGCAGTTCCGCAGCGCCTTCACGGCTACCGAGCTTATCGTTGTGCTTTGCGGCCTCTTTCCTACACCGGAAGCACTGGTTTTCACAGGCTTTTGCGGCATCGCGTCCCATTTTCTTTGCCCCCTTGATGCGTTATACTTTAAACATCAGCAAACCGCCATGCGTATACTTACCCTTTCGGTAAGTTGTCGTCGAAAAAAATAGCGTTGACCTGATCGCTGGTCAGGTCAAGCGCTTTGGCGACAATGCTCATTTCCTCATTGGAGAACTCGACTTCTCCGCGCTCCTTCTTGGAGTAGGTAACAAGCGATTTGCCGATCAATTCGGCCATGTTCTTCTGGGTCTTTCTCTTCTCGACCCGGATGCCCTTGAGCTTGGAGCTATTCATCTGCTCACCCCCTTTCTGTGTCTTCATTATAGCTTACCAATATGGTATATGTCAATCTTAAAATGATAATTTTGGTAAGTTTTGTTTACTCTTTGACAAGTATGTTATAAACTTGGTAAGTAAGCTACATTGGGAGGTATCACTATGTACAGCAAAGCCATGTTCGCCAAACAGTTCAAAGAACTCATCGACAAGCGCGGCCTCACGCAGCGTGCTGTCGCAGAACGTATCAACACGACGGAGACTACCATCTCACGTTATGTTTCCGGCGATAGAACGCCGAACATCGAGACCGCTGTGGAGCTGGCCTCTGTGCTGGGCGTGACGCTGGACGTTTTGGTCGGTGCCGATCTGCCCGCTGCAGGCCGCACACCGCCCGACGTCAACATCTTAGTCGCCTGCTACGAGAAAGCGTCCATCGCAGACCGACAGGTTTTGTGGTCGTTGCTTGACCGCTACATGACCCCGGAACAGCGGGTCATCATAACGTCCATGCAGCGTGAGGAAAAAGCAGACGTAAGCTGATACAAGTTGACTTCTCTAGGAGGTGAGAATCATGGCAAAGCAACGTACCGGCGATGAACTCATCGTCTTTGACAAAATGCCAATCGGCTATTCCCTGAGCGACTACTGGCGATGGAACGCATCCGATCTCCTGAACAACACCCTACGCGGTTCCTACTGTGAGTTCATCGTGTCTTCCGCGCTGGACGTTGATCTGAGCGGGGTGAACGAGGACTGGACTCCATACGACATCTCTTTTCCCTACAACTGGGAGTACAACGGCGAGGCCCGCGATGAAGTGCGTATCGAGGTCAAGAGCGGCGCATACCTTCAGGCATGGTGGCAGGGTGACGGCCGACTGTCCAACATCCAGTTCAGCATCCGCCCAACAAGAGCATGGGACTCCATCAACGGCTATGCCGAGGAGGTCAAGCGGCAATCTGACGTGTATGTGTTCTGCCTATATACGGAGACCGTGCGCGAGCGTGCCGACCCGCTGGTGTTGGATGGATGGGACTTCTACATCGTACCGTCTCATATTCTGGACGAACAGTGTGGCCCCCAAAAGACTATCTCTCTCACCATGCTACAAAAGTTGGAGCCATACCGCGCTGACTATGGCGGCATCCGAGATGCCGTTATCCATTCGCTGGATGTGTACCCCCCTCCCGACAATTTGCATAATTCTTAGCGCTCTTTTTTGTGCATAACAGAAAAGCAGCCCCGCACTACGCACGGAGCTACTTTTTCTTCAGCTATCATTATCTTCTGGAGGTTTCGCAATGGGCTATGTGACGAAGAAGGCGGCACAACGCTTTGAGGAAAAGAAAGCCGCCATATACGTTCGAGTCTCAACGCAGTATCAGGTTGACCGGGCCAGCCTGCCCGTCCAGCGAGAAGAACTCATCAACTATGCAAAATACGCCCTCGGAATCTCAGACTATGTGATTTTCGAGGATGCAGGCTACTCTGCCAAAAATACCGACCGTCCAGACTATCAGCAGATGATGGCCCGAATGAGGACCGGCGAGTTCTCTCACCTGCTGGTCTGGAAAATCGACCGTATCAGCCGTAACCTTCTGGACTTTTCCGTCATGTACGCCGAGCTGAAAGAGCTTGGCGTGGTCTTCGTGTCGAAGAACGAACAATTCGATACCAGCTCTGCGATGGGCGAAGCCATGCTCAAAATCATCCTGATCTTTGCGGAACTGGAGCGCAAAACGACCTCTGAGCGAGTCAGCGCCGTCTTCGTGTCCCGCGCCAATGATGGTATCTGGAACGGCGGCAAGGTTCCCTACGGGTACTCCTACGACAAAGAGAGCAAGACCTTCTCCATCGCCGAGGACGAGGCCAAAATCGTCCGTCTGATCTACTCCCTGTACGAGTCCGAAAAGTCCATTGTCCGGGTTGCTCGGATTATGAATGAGCGTGGCCTGAAATCCCGCGCTGGAAACGACTGGAGTCCGACCACCGTCCACACGATTCTTTCCAGTCCATTCTACTCTGGAACGTATCGGTACAATTACCGCGACGAGTCCAACACAAAGCGTTTCCGCGAAAAGGGCAAGGACGAATGGGTATTGGTCGAGAACCACCACCCGGCCATTGTGTCCCCTGAACGACAGGCTGCTGTCGGTGTCATTCTGGAAAGCAAGCGCTACAACAAGAATGCTACCTATCAGCGGAAAAACGTCCACGTCTTCGCTGGGCTGCTCACCTGCGGCTGCTGCGGTGCCACGATGGCTGCAACCACCGATAAAGTCCGGGCAGACGGCTGGAGACCGTCTATGTATATCTGCTCGCGGCGACGCAAATCCGAGGACTGCACCAACAAGTATGTCTCCGATGTGACCCTCGGCCCATTCGTACTGAACTTCTTCGCCAACCTGATAAAAGCATCCAACTCCTTCGGCAGAACGACATCCATCGAAACATTGGAGAAGAAGCTGCTGCGTGGCGAAGCGCTTTCCCGCGTTGACCACATCGAGCGTCCGGGCCTCGAAGAACTATACAACCACCTGCGCAGCGGCTTTGACGAGAAGTGCTTTGAATCTCCTACCATCGCGGCCACGGAGTCCAGTGCGGACTTGAGCGAACGCGATCTGCTGCTCTCCGAGAAGCGTCGGCTTGAGCGCGCCCTCAACCGCCTGAAGACCATCTATCTCTACGGAGATGACGAGATGGCAAGCAAAGACTTCAACATTGAGCGTGAGCGCATCACAAAAGCCCTCAGCGAGGTAGACTCCCGCATCAACGAGCTGGACATCGCCAATGCCTTCGACCTGTCGCTTTCCGATGAGGCATTCATGCAGAAGGCCAGCCAGTTCATCCTGACACAGCAGCTCTTGGACAAGCGCTATGTGAACTACGAGCGTTTCATCCGCAAGATCGACCCCAAAATCGTCAAGGATTTCCTCAACGAAACGGTCTCAAACTTTTGTATAAAAGATGGCCTTACCACCTCGATTTTGCTCAAAAACGGCATTGAACTACGATTTTCGTACAAAGCCGCAGAATAAGAAAAAAGTCCAGAAACCCGCATAGCTTCTGGACTTTTTCATTACTTTTTATCTTCCGGGTCGTTCCCGCCTCGTATAAACATCGCATCACCGAAACTGAAGAAGCGGTATTTCTCTTCCACAGCCACCTTGTAGGCATGCATGGTCTTGTCGTAGCCATACAGTGCGGCAATGAGCATGATCAAGGTGCTCTCCGGCAGGTGGAAGTTGGTGACCAGGCCGTCGATGCAGTTGAACTTGACGCCCGGGTACAGGAAAATGGAGGTATTGCCGCTGCAGGCGCGAATCTCGCCGTACTTGGCCGCTACAGCTTCCAAGGTGCGGCAGCTGGTGGTGCCCACAGCGATCACACGGTGACCGGCAGCCTTGGTGTCGCGGATGCGCTGGGCGGTCTCCTCGCTGATGGAATACCACTCGCTGTGCATCTTGTGGTCGGTGATCTCATCCTCCTGCACGGGGCGGAAGGTGCCCAGACCGACGTGCAGTGTCACTTCGGCAATGCCGACACCCTTGGCGCGGATGGTGTCCATCAGCTCCGGGGTGAAGTGCAGGCCGGCCGTGGGTGCGGCCGCGCTGCCCAGCTCCTTGGCATACACGGTCTGATACTGGCTCTGATCCTCCAGCTGCTTGGTGATGTAGGGCGGCAGCGGCATCTTGCCGAACTCATCCAGCTTTTCATAAAGAGTCTCGGTGTCGTAATAGAATGTAACGTACTTGTTGCCGTCCTCCAGCGTCTCGTCCACCACAGCGGTCAGGCTGCCGTCACCGAAGCTGACCTTGGTGCCGACCTGCATCCGCTTGCCGGGCTTTGCCAGGCATTCCCACTGGTCGCCCTTGACCTGACGGAGCAGCAACAGCTCGCAGACTGCACCGGTGGGCTGCTTGATGCCCACGATGCGGGCGGGCAGCACCTTGGAGTTGTTCACCACCAGCAGGTCGCCGGGCTCCAGAAAATCCGGCAGATCCCGGAAGATCTTGTGCTGGATGCTGTCATCCTTCTGGCTCAGGACCATCAGGCGTGCAGAGTCGCGGGGGCTTGCAGGTTCCTGCGCAATGAGTTCTTTGGGTAAATCATACCAAAAATCTTTTTTTAACATACTGTGCATTTGCCTTTCCGATGATTGACACGGGTACCGCATCAATGATATTATAAAATTTGTATAGACAGTATCTATTATATTGCATAGAGTGTCTGTTTTCAAGTCTCTGTGCAAACCAGAGAGCACATTGCTCGTCTTTTTGAAAGGAAAGGTGCTGGAAATGGAAAAACAGTATAAAGTGGGTATCGTAGGCGCAACCGGTATGGTGGGTCAGCGTTTTATTACGCTGCTGGAGAATCACCCCTGGTTCAAGCTGACCGTCCTGGCTGCTTCTGGCCGCAGCGCAGGCAAAACGTATGAAGAGGCTGTGGGCAGCCGCTGGGCCATGACCACCCCGATGCCCGAGAGCGTCAAGGGGATGATGGTGCAGGATGCTTCCAAGGTGGAAGAGGTCGCCGCACAGGTGGACTTCATTTTCTGCGCTGTCAACATGCCCAAGGATGAGATCAAGGCTCTGGAAGAGGCCTACGCCAAGGCAGAGTGCCCGGTGGTGTCCAACAACAGCGCCAACCGCTTCACCCCGGATGTGCCCATGGTGGTGCCCGAGATCAATGCCGACCATATTGAGATCATCTCCGCACAGCGCAAGCGTCTGGGCACCAAGCGCGGCTTCATCGCCGTCAAGTCCAACTGCAGCCTGCAGAGCTATGTGCCCGCGCTGCACCCGCTGATGAAGGAGTTTGGTGTGAACAAGGCTCTGGTGTGCACCTATCAGGCAATTTCCGGTGCCGGAAAGACCTTTGACCGTATGCCGGAGATCGTGGACAACGTGATCCCCTACATCGGCGGCGAAGAGGAAAAGAGTGAGCGCGAACCCCTGAAGCTGTGGGGCCACATCGAGGGTGACCACATCGTCAACGCCGAGAAGCCCACCATCACTGCACAGTGCTTCCGCGTGCCTGTTTCGGATGGTCACACGGCTGCCGTGTTCGTGAGCTTTGATAAGAAGCCCACCCAGGAGCAGATCCTGGAGGCATGGGCAAACTTCCGCGGCCCCGCACAGGAGCTGAACCTGCCCAGCGCACCCAAGCAGTTCCTGCATTACTTCACCGAGCCGGATCGTCCGCAGCCCAAGCTGGACCGCAACACCGAAAATGGCATGGCCGTGTGCATCGGCCGCCTGCGGGAGGACACTCTGTTTGACTACAAGTTTGCCTGCATGAGCCACAACACCCTGCGCGGTGCTGCCGGCGGT